AATGAGAGCAGTGTCCGTTGCAGCCGATCTTACAGCTAACACGCTGACATCGGTATTTACTTGCCCGATTGGTTATTATGCCAAAGTCGTGTTAGTACGAGCAACCAATAAAACGGGCTCAACCAAATACATTTCTCTTGATTGGACAGATACATCAGCGGCTGTGACTTATTCAGTAAGTTATCAGCAAGCGGTAACAACTTATACAACTGGATTTGATTTTGGTCAGTCGTACTTGGTACTTGAAGAAGGTGATATTTTGAAAGCCACAAGTGAGGCGGGTTCTACTTTTACAATAATTGCAACAATTGAACTTGAAGGGTTGACCAGACTATGACCTACCTTGAACTTGTAAATGACGTATTAATCCGTATGCGTGAGCCAACAGTTACCACTGTTACCCTCAACTCGTATTCAACCTTAATTGGCAAATTTGTCAATGATGCCAAACGTCAGATTGAAGATGCTTTTTCTTGGAATGTTTTAGGCACAACCATTACAGTAACGACCGCATCATCTACAGCATCTTATGCTTTGACAGGTGCTGGTCAGAAGTTTCAAGTAATGGATGTTATCAATACTACAAGTAATGTTGGACTGACAAACATCAGTTTTGTGGACATGAACCGCAAACTAAACTTTACGCCACTTGTTAATTCAATACCTACAGAATTTGCTTTTGATGGCGTTAATGCAAGCTATGACACCAAAGTAAATCTATATCCAATACCTAATGGTGTTTATACGATCAAATTTGCTTTAACAGTACCACAGGCTACTTTGGCATCAGATGCAACTGTTGTGCTTGTTCCTGACGTTTTAGTGGTTCAGAATGCCTATGCTCGTGCTTTAGTGGAGCGTGGTGAAGATGGTGGTTTGTCTTCTTCTGAGGCATACCAGTTGTACAAATCCATGTTGTCTGATTACATTGCTTTAGAAGGCACTCGCTATCCTGAGAATCAGGAGTTTGTTCCAGTATGAGCAAAGCCCTCCAAGTTTCTAGCGTATCGGCTCCAGCTTTCTTGGGGTTGAATACACAAGACCCTTCTTTAGAAATATCGAGTGGGTTTGCTGGCATTGCACTGAACTGCGTGATTGACAAGTTTGGTCGATTAGGTGCGAGGCAAGGATACCAAAACATCAACACATCTAGCGGTACATTAGGTTCAAATGTAATTACAGTTATCCATGAGTTGATTCAAGTAGATGGAACAATTACTGTATTGTTTTTTGGCAATGGTAAACTGTTTAAACTAGGTCTATCTACAGCGGGTGCTGTAGCCGAATACAACATTGCTCAATATGGCTCTAATGCCACACCTCTTGCCGAATATACGCAAGGCGCTTCAAGTTCTGGAACTATTTCTGAATTGACATATGGCGGTGGTGGAACTGCACCTACGTTTACTGCGGGTAATTGGCAAGCCGCAAGCCTAAATGGAATTGTTTATTTTTTCCAAAAAGGCAATGACCCAATCATTTATGACCCTGCAATCTCTACAACAACTTTCCGTAGAGTTTCTGAAAAGTCAGGTTATGTCGGTACTGTACCAAGTGCAAACGTAGCAATCTCTGCATATGGTCGTATTTGGGCAGCTAACACAAATTCCAACAATACAACAGTATCGTTTAGTGATTTGTTGTCAGGCCATGTTTGGTCTACTGGTACTTCAGGCACATTAGATGTTTCTCGTGTCTGGTCTAACGGCGCTGATGAAATAACAGGGTTAGCGGCACATAACGGATTTTTGTTTATCTTTGGAAGACGACAAATATTGGTTTATGCAAATGCCACAACTCCATCAACTATGGTGCTTTCCGACACGATCTCAAGTGTTGGTTGCATCGCAAGGGACACAATTCAAAATACAGGCAAGGATGTTGTTTTCCTAAGTGGTAGTGGCTTGCGTTCTGTTTTACGAACAGTACAAGAGAAATCTGCACCACTTGGTGACTTGTCCAAAAATATTAGAAACGATTTCTTAGCCACAGTTGCAAGTGAATCAGCCACCGAGTTGAGGTCTGTTTATTCTGAACAGAATGGCTTTTACCTGTTGACTTGTCCCACAGCAGGGAAAGTCTTTTGCTTTGACACTAAGACGACTTTGGAAGATGGCTCTTATCGTGTAACGATATGGGACAGTATTGCGCCACAAAGTTTTTGCTCTCGCAGAAACGGAGATTTGCTGATTGGTAAAACTGGTTTTGTTACAAAATACACTGGTTATCAAGATAACGCTTCAGCGTATCAGATGCAATATTACACAAACAACGCTGATTTAGGCAATGATGGGCAAACCTCAATCATCAAGAAAATTAAGATTCTTGTTGTGGGTGGTAGTAACCAAGCAATATCTGTTTTTTGGGGCTACGATTTTTCATCAAGTTACCAATCGCAGACAGTTTCTATACCAACGCAATCTGTATCTCAATATGGCATTGGAGAATACAACATTGCAGAGTATGCAACAGGCATAGTTTTGAAAGAATTAACTGCATACGGAAGCGGATCAGGAAAAATTGTTCAAACAGGATTTGAGATTAACATTAACGGGTCACCAATTTCATTTCAAAAGATTGAGATACAGACCAAAACAGGCAAACTTGCATAAGGAGCAACCATGTCAAACTACACGAAAACAGTAAATTTTGCAGCAAAAGACTCACTAACAACTGGAGATGCCAACAAAGTTGTTAAGGGTACAGAAATTGATACGGAGTTCAATAACATTGCAACTGCTGTAGCAACTAAAATTGATTCCTCTGGCGCACTTGGTACACCTACTAGCGTGACACTAACTAATGCTACTGGTCTGCCTTTGACAACTGGAGTAACAGGTACTCTACCTGTTGCTAATGGCGGCACAGGAGCCGCTACTTTAAATGGTGCTGGTATTGTTACAACAACTGGTACACAGTCAATTGCTGGAGTTAAGACATTTACTGATATTATAAATATTTCATCTACTCTTAATTGTTCTTTTGCAAATTTTATTACTTCAACTGCTGGCGCTAGTTTTGGTCAAGCAACACCAAACGGAAACTATGCAGCATATTTCCAACCAAATGCGACAGGTGGTATTGGTGGAGTAGCAGCACTAAACACTGGTATTTATCCTGCAATTCTTGCATTTACATCAAATACTTCTACGCATTTAATATCATTATTCTCTGGAACACCTACTACTAACACAGCAGTTGGCTCTATTACCACAAACGGAACAACTACTGCATACAACACTTCATCAGACTATCGTCTAAAAGAAAATATTGTTCCATTAGCAAACGCTGTTACTCGTGTTAAGCAACTTGCACCCAAAAACTTTACTTGGAAAAGTAATCCAAGTCTCGGAACTGTAGAAGGGTTTATTGCCCATGAGTTGCAGGCAGTTGTACCAGAAGCAGTGTTTGGCGAAAAAGATGGAGTAGACCAAGACGGAAAGCCAAAGTATCAAGGTGTTGATACATCAGTTTTGGTTGCTTTGTTGACTGCTGCTTTAAAAGAGGCTCTGACTCGTATTGAAGCATTAGAGGCCAAAGTAGGCTGACCATGATTACCCACCATTTTTCTGATGGACTGTACGCAAAGGAAGCTAGGTTTCCTGCGGGTGTAGCCATCTTGAAGCACACGCATAACTTCAGTCATTTGTCTATCTTGGCTGAAGGTAAAGTGGCTGTGTTGCGTGGTGCAGAGATTGATATTGTTACTGGCCCTGCTTGCATTGAAATTAAGGCAGGAATGATTCACGGGGTTAAAGCTATAACTGATTGTGTTTGGTTTTGTATTCATGCCACAGACGAGAAAGACCCGTCTAAAGTGGATGAGATTTTGATTAAAGGGGATTGATATGCCTATTGCTGCAGCAATTATTGGTGGTGGATTAAGTCTTATGGGGGCAAGTGAACAGGCTTCTGCTACAGAGTCAGCGGCAAACACATCTGCTAATGCTCAACTTGAGGCTGCTAGATTAGCTGCTGAAGCACAAAAGTTTCGCCCTGTTGGAATCACCACACGATTTGGTAAATCTAATTTTCAGTACGGCATCAAAGGTGTTAATCCACCTGTTGCGGCTGATTATGCAACGCCTGAAGAATTTGCGGCTGCACAAAGGGATTATCAAATACGGGCAGCATCTGAAGGTTACTTAACTGGTGCTGGTTATGAAGTTAGCCCTGAACTAAAGGCTTATCAGGATAGGTTAGCGGCTTTAACAGGTGGTGCTTTAACGCAAGCAGAACAGGCTCAACAACAGTATCAGCCTTTGTCTCAGGCGGCTGGTGGACTGTTTGGTTTAGGTCAACAGTATTTGGCTCAAAATCCTCAAGAGGTTGCTGCCAAATATATGCAACAGCAACAAGATTTGCTTGCACCTAGCCGTGAAAGACAGATGGCACAGTT